CGCCCTCCTTAAAACAAGCCTTGCTGCCCTATCCCAGTTATGTAGCCACCATACGGCAACCGCCCAACAGGGTCTTACGCAAGGCCGCTCAAAAAAAATGCCTGCGACCGTGGTAGCGTCGTAGTTATCCGGCGTCCCCAAGTGCAGGCTCTATCCCTCTCGTGGAGGGATTAGGGTTATTATACTCAAGTCTTTTCAAAAGTCAATCCCTCGTTCTTAATTTTTTTTCCCTCATAGTCACTTTTTTTTCCTGTCATATATACAGGAAAAGTATTGTAACTTGAGGTCTCAAAGTCGTTTATGACAGTGAGGAGGTGAAAAAGTCCCTTTCGGGCGAAAACACCGTGACCCTCTAATCCGTTATCCCCCGGCGGGTAAATATGAGCTTCCGATTTCCTCCGCCATGCCTGATAATAATAAGGCCGACTGCCGAGTTCAAGAAGTTGAAATATAAAAAGCCCCAAGCCTATTTTTTGCGTTAGAGGGTCAAGGTCTTAAGCAAAACACGGTCGGCTTGGGGCTTTGCTTCCGTTACCGGAAGTTAAAAGCGTATATTTAACCGTGCTTTATAATTTAAGACCAATCAGACCCTCACTACGATAAGTAAATCATAATTCTGTTTCATTGTCAAGCGGTATCTTTGGCTGCCCATAAGTCAAGGATGAAAAAGACCTTTGAGATACGCTACTGCGAACGCTACGCCACCCGCGATACCTGCCATTTTTATACGATGGCCGTTGAGATTTTCCCGCAGGAGTCTCAGTTCCTGATTGTGCTCGCTCTGCTTGTCCTCTATGCCTTTGAGCCGCCCTTCCAGACTGCCGATAACGCGGCTTATTTCGTCAAACTCCGTCATGTTCCTATATCTCCGTTATTTTAATGAACGACCCTTTTAAGGGTTCGCCGCATCTCCTTGCTCATACACCGTGTAAAACCGCCCGTCACACGTTACGGCAACCATCGTTGCGGGAAATGGCGTCTCAGGGCTGAACATAATGCGCGTAGTCTCCAAGCCCGTATCAGGGTCAATCTCCGTTGTCTGGGTTTCAACGACCGGTATCTTTACCGTGCTGACGCCACCTCCACCGTAACCGCTTCAAGCGTAACGGTATCCCAGAGGGCCGCCGTTATCGTGCCCGTGGCGGGCGTTGCAGGCGTGCCCGTCACCGTGTAATCGAACGTGTTCGTGGTAACGTTGGATATGACGAACGTGCCGTTATATTCGGTCTGGGTTGCGCCCGCCATCAAGACTGAATTCCCGTTTGCGTATCCGTGCGCCGTCACCGTCGCGGTCGCGGTCGAGCCTGCGCGGGTTATTGAGGTTACGGATTTCGTGTTCGTCGGCGTGTTGCATTTTCCGGTGACTATCAACGTTTTGTCAACCGAGGTGTTTATTGTGAAAAAGCTATTCGCAGTGCCCGTAGTGCTATACATATCAACGAATCCCACTCTGAAAAACACCTGTGAACTTTGTGAATTTCTATTACGCAACATCATCCCGGCCTGTGCCGAAACGTAAGTGCTTGCTAATGTGAACCCCGACAAGTTGTTCCCGTCAAAGTTGATATTCCCTGATTTATTGTTTGTGCTACTGGTTATAGACCATAGGGGAATGACATATAAAACCCCGTTAGGCCCCATCGTGCCGCCGGGGATGACTACGGAATAAAGCGTCGTCTCCACGTTCATGCCAGTGATTGACACGGGCGTATGCTGATAGGCAAACTGCTTACGGACTGAAGCCAAAAGAAGTGACTGTCTACTTCTCATAATCTAACCTCCTTAGTTATTTAACCCATTCTTTTTAGCCTACTCTGTGTATTTGTAATGTCCCCGTTCCTGATGCTGTTACAGCACCTATCCTGCAACTCGGCGGAACGTCTACAGGGATAGTATTGTCCGCTAACAAAGGATACCCCGCATTGGCACCTGCGGCTACTGTCACATTATTCGCGGTTGGATTTACCTTGATATAGCAGTCAACATCAGCCTTTATGTCGTAAATTCCTTCACTGAGGACAGCTGTTTGTGCCGCTGTGGTTGATATGGATAGGTCAACCCGATAACTCTCTTTAATCCTTATTGCGTCTATTATTCTCATATACCCCCCTTTTAATTGTTCCTGTTTTCCAACTCATGGTATCTCCTTTTTAAGCCTTTATTTCTTTTATAACAATCGAAGAAGCCATGACTCCGCCAAAGAGACGAGCGGCGCCTCCACCATTGAAACGTGTAGTGCCCGTCCCATCACTCCCCGCCCTGACTTTGAAAGTTATAGAAGATGTAGTCGCGGCAATCATGGTATGAACGAGCACATTCTGAGCGCATTGATTTGATATGCCACCCACCCGCATTGTCGCTGCTATCGCGTTAGCTGTCGTATCCTGAAATAGAGCAATCGATACTATCCCGTTGCCGGAGGTTGCCCCATTCCATAAAACCTCTATGTTCAAGATATTAGTTGCGCTCTTCGGCGTGAACGCTAACGTCATGTATTCGTCCCCCTCGGTATTCTGGGGAATGGTATCATCAGTCGGTATCTGTGTTGACCCTGTCGCTAATGCCCCGGTCTGAAACTTGGCGAATTGAACGATTGCGCCGACGGCAACCTTCGCGTCCGTAACCGCGTTATCCGCTATTTTTGCGGTCGTAACGTTTAAGTCCGCTATTTTTGCCGTTGTTACGCCCAAAGCCGCGAGTTTCGCGGTCGTAACCACCCCGTCCGACACTTGAATGGCATACACCGGATTTATCAACACCCATTTATTCAGGGACAAGTCACAGACCAACTCAATCCAACTATCCGCGCCCGGAATATCTCCCGGACTCAACGGCAGGTTATTTCCTTTAACAATCGTCATTGCGGCGAAAGAGTTCAGCTTAAACGTAGGGGTAGTCGTAGCGTTTGCCGCGCCCGCTTCAATGGAAACCCGTAACCCGTTGGTTAAAACAGAGAAGGAGAGCGATATAGTCGCCGTGATGACATCCGCAGTGCCGCCCGCGACAGCCACGAGGGTAGGGCTTGTTACGCTCAATATCTGCCCGGTAAGAGTGAGAGAGGCATCAATGCCGGTAACGAGGGTTGATATATCGGCGGGTGAGACCGCCTCAATCGCATTTCCGGCGGAGTTCCACCTGAATATTTTTAAGGACGAAGGAATGGGCAAAACAGACGATACGCCAGTCGTTGTTTCAGATAACTTCATCGCCCTATCAATTTCTACCTGCTGGCTCTGGTCTTTCATCACAAGGTCGTCAAAAGCATCCTCGTGAATTTCGGGAAAGAAATCCCCCTGATTTCTTATGTCCGTTCCCTGTGTCAAAGCCCGTATTCTGCGTATTGTGAGCAGGTAGCTTGTTGGCAGGTTGCCTGCGGTGAGGGTTATAGAGCCGCCCGTCGTGTCGCCAACGCCCGATACTGTGAAGTCAGTGTCAACCGCCAGGGTTGTCTCGACATTTGCAGTATCCCGTTTCGTTACCTTCAAGTCCGTCTTCGCAAATATCTTAAAGGTAAAACTGTAAGAGGCCGTCGCTCCATTGCCTACATAATCCATGCGGTTTGTAACTGAACTTATCGTCATTGAATTTCTCCTTTACTTTTTCACTTTCTTCTTAGATACCGCTTTACCGAGAATTTGAGCGGCCTGAGAGCTACCCGGTATCCCGGATAGTGTGCCCACCGCCCCCGCCGCCCTGATAACGCCTTTTACCTTAGTGTTCCGGTCTTGCCCCTTAAACGCCCCCGCCGTCCCTTTGATTATATCTTCAGACGTGTTTATCAGTGGAATTGGATTAGACGAATACGTCAGTGAGCTAACGACCTGTCCAGCAATCGGCACGGCTTGGACAATGTTCAACGCCGCCCCCGTCGCAAAAGAGTCTTCTTCCCGGTCATCGCCGGTGAGCGTGTTGACACCTTTTCTCACGCCTCTTCTAATTCCTTCCTCCAACGCCGCAGCCACTATCACAATCCAAAAAAACGATGATGCAGCTTTCTTATAGTTTTTCTCCTTTATTCCCAGCCGCCATATCTGGCGCTCTATATTATCCCACCGGTGTAACATGAAACTCTGAAAGAGCAGTATGGTTTTATTCAGGGACTTATTGCCGGATAAACCATAACCAGCCGTCATGGCGAGCGGCTGGTCTTTGAAAAATGAAGAGCCTTGACTCTCTCTCATCGCTTTTGTTGCCCCCGCGAGCAACCCCGCATCCGGCTTTGTATAATCGGGGACGACCCCTTTTTCAAAAGCCGCCTTATGATATGCTCCTATCGCGGCGGTCGAGCGCATCAAACCGTCGAGCGCGGTCAGTCCCGTCATGCCGATATGCGTGATATACCCGTCTCCCAATTCCCTAAAAGCTATGTCATCTCCGACCGCCTTCTTGACTTCAGGAAAGTTGTCTATAACGAAATTGCGGGCGGCTTTGGACGTTGCAATTTCATACGCTCCTCTCGTCGCCCATTTTACGCCGATTGTGCCGATGGTATCGGCAAACGTCGATGGCTGAACTAATGCCGACGCTATTCTGAAAGCCAGAACGCCAGACCCCATATTGCGTCTGACGATGTCGAGCGCGGCTATCCGCTTCGCGCCTTCCGAGCCGCCCTTCCTTGCCATTACGTCCAGCCATTGAAGCCATGCGAGAGAGCCTACGTCGCCTAACTTCGCTCTCATCTCAGGCGTGTTCACTATTTCGGAATATTGTTTTATATCTCTTCCGAGCGTCAACATATACGCAACGTCATCTAAATGCCGCTGAAGGATTTTATTCGCGTTCAATTCCAGCTTGATTTTACTTTTCGCCGCTGCCGCTTTCGTAAAACCCTGCTCTACTGTTTTCGTCCTGTATATAGCGTCATCGGGACGCGAACCGAACCGGTCATACATTTCCAACTCGTTCAGCGCGTCATAGTCGCTGTGAAAAGAGACGTAATTATCAATGTCCGGCAAGGCGATATTGTAATTATCTAACATGAATTTCTTTACGTCCGCGTAATGTTCCTCTATTAACGTGCGGAATAATATCGCCGCCTTTTCTTCTTTTGGCGTAAGTTTTACGGCGTTAAGCGCCTCCTGCGTAATGCCGGAATTTGCCAACCGCTGAACGCCGCCCTCGCGTTTCTCCAGAAGTTTCGCGCCGAGCCGCTCGAAAGAGCCATCCTTAAATCCCGCCGTCGCCTCTTGCCAGCGCGACAAGGCGAGGTCGTTAAAGGTAAGGTAATTGCCAAAGCCCAAATCCAATGCCGCCTTCATCGGTTTCATGCCGGTGATATCCGCCAGCCCGTCTATCGGCGTAAGTGCTACACTGTTCTTTTGCATAAAATTACGCAACGCGACGTATCTCTCTACCCACGCCTTCGGCTTTTCGCCTATCGGCGCAACCCCTGCGGCCTTAGTATTTATAGGGGTCGCCGTTTCAAGCAACGTCTTCTGCCGGTCTGCTTTTTCAGCGTCGTATAACGCTTCCTTACTCGACCACTTCGTTTTTCCTAACTTGCCTAAGAGTTCAATTTCCGCTTGTAAGCCCTCGACTTGCGAACGTGTCAATTCATTCTTCGGAACGCGGGAAAGTATTTTAAGTTTTTCAAGCACCCTTCGCGGAAGCTCAATGTTTTCTCCGGCGGCTTCAGATTGTTTCAGGTATTCTTGCGTAGCCTGCAACTCTTCCAGTATGCCGGCTGTATGGCCGGATAATTCATAGCGTCCGATTACGTCCTTGATTTTATTTCTGTAATCGGCGGCTACGGCAGAGCTATCGGAGAGTTTTTCAGCGGTTGTCTTGAGTTTCTTGATTGCCGCGTTCAGTCCCGTCTTTTCCTTCGCCGCATTCAGTATCTCGCTCATCCGCGCTTTTTCGACTGCCGCGCCCTCCTTATTCCCCGCCCTGTATGCCTCACGCGCCGCCCTTGCCGCCTTGATGTAGGCAGCCTTGAGTTGGCCGAGTTCGGATATGGGAGCGGCCATGTCTTTCGTTTGTCCGGTCGCCTCACGGATAAGGGTCTTTACGCCTGTCTTTTTCGCCGGTTCATAAGTCGGCTCTGCCGCCGCCCTTGCCGTCTCCGCCGCTTTCATGGCCGCCCGTTCTTCCGGCGTGGCAAATATACTGTCCATCACCCGCCGCACTTCAGGGGTAAGCTCAACGCCTAATTCAAGAATGGTCTTATATACGCCCCTTAACCATTCTTTTATCTTCGCGAAGATGGTTTCTAATTCTTTTGACGGGGCTTTGCCTTCCATGAAGTAGACTTCAAGCCCACGTGCAAATTTCTCGTGCTGTGTGACGGTGAGAGGCTTGCCTTTTTCCGCCCCCAGCCAGTCGAGAATGGTTTTGTAATTCCCCTTGAGTTCTTCGGTGGCCTTCGGCATGGCGGCCAGCTCGCCCATGAGCTTGAAATACAGATGTCCGGTCTCATGTAAAAAAGTCGAGGGGTCGGCTTTCTCAAGCAGGGTTATGTCTATGCCGTTCTTGCCAAAGGAGATGCGGCCACGGGGGGTTTCGCCCTTCTTCTGGTAGTATTCCTCTATCTTTATAAGCTCCTCATCAAAAATGACAAAGTTATGCTTACCTTCACCCTTGTCCCGACTCACCCCTTCAAGATACTTTATGCCGGGGATGCCGATGGACTTGAGATAGAGAGAAGCATTCTGGTCGCCAACATAACCCCCGTGTATAGTTCTAACAATTGGTTCTTTCCGCCCTTGTTGAAAATCTGAGATTAGCGCGTTATATATGTCTCTACCACTATCTGTGTCGCTTGTGTAGAGTCCTTTAACGCCTTCTGTCTGCCGATACCGCTCACGCAAGGGTTCGAGTGCCTTCTTTATCTTCTCGCTCTGTTCGGAAAGGGGCTTATCCCAATCAAGGAAGTCATCCTTTTCGGGGAGGTTGACTTTATAGAGGCGGCCCGGTTCCTCAAACCTAATATCTTTCTCATCTATTGCCTCAATAGCCTTGATTGCTTTTCTTGCTCTTTCTTTAGTAAATTCTGATGCCCCCTTGTTTTCCAAATGCACCTTTGTTATGAAATTTATAGCCAAGGTCTTGCCACCAAAGGCGCGTATATCGTTAAGGGCAATCTGCGTTATGTCCGAAGCTAACTCTTCGCTTGTCGCAGTAAAAAGTTTTCCTTTGTAGTAAAGTTGTAACCCATGGTCTTTGCTTAATTTATTTTTATACCACGCCGCTACGTCCTTATTCTCTGCAAAGTAAAGCCCCCACCCATAAACCTGCGCTCCTTCACCCTTGCCGATATGCTCAAGAGTAAATTTATCAAACTTGTGAGGCGTGCCGTGATAGGCGGACTGGGAATACCCTTCCCCAGTAAGACCTTCAGCTGGGTTCGCTTCTGCCATCCTCGTGATACTTGGCAGGTTCTCCTGAATAAATGCGTCCGCTTCCTCCGGCGACATCCCGCTGGCATCAATCATGTTCTTCAAGCCGCCATAAGTAGTGGCGTAGATTTTGGCCGATGTCTCATCGTATCCGGCGGCCTTCAACCTGTCTATCATCTCAGGCACAATCCCCGGAGCCTTATCTACTACATGCTGGACTGCCGCTTCAACCATTTTGGCGTGAGCTGCACGTTCTTCCGCCGGAAGCGCGTCAATACCCCCTATTTCGCCGCTTAGGTTGGCGTTCACGCCTTGTTTCGGCTCAGGAGGTAGTTTGGCCTGCCCTTCGGCTACGGAGGGCGCTACGGGGGTTGTAGGAGGTTCTGAGTGGGGGGAAGTTAGCGTCTCACCAATTGCTTTATCAAATGCCTGCGCAAGTTCGGCCTCCGGCACGTCTTGAGTTTGTAAAGTCGTCTCAAGAGCGTCAAGTTTGGCCGTAGCTTCAGGAGGCATGGCAGGCTCAGCGGGAGGTGTTTTGGGTGTAGTTTCACCTGCGGGTAACGCTCCCACCGGTGTCTCAGCTTTGCCGCCGACACGAGACACGCTGATTTTCTCCTGCGAGGGGTCGAGTTTGAATAGGCTTTTGACTTTTACCCACCATGCTTTATCGCGGATAGTCGTTATTTTCTCCGCATCTAAGGTAATATCCAGCCCTTTACCCGTCCGTATGGCTTCTGCCGCTTGCTTTCCGGGGATGCCAGCCTCTTTATAAAATTCCGCAAGGTCATCTGTTTTGAGTCCGTTATGTATATCCGTGAGGTCTTGACCGCTTAAATATACTTTTCGGGGAAGGTTGTATGTGTTTATAACGTCCTTCGTTAAGCGTTCAAATAAACGCGGGGCACTCTCGCGTAATTTCGCGCCCCCTTTTAATACTCCGCCGGTAACTGCGCCTTTTGCGAAGACATCAAACACATCCAGTAAGGCAAGCGTAATATCTGATGTATCTTCAGGCATGAGTTCGGCAAGTCCTTTATTTTGGAACATCTGATATTTTTCGCCCTTAATCAAATTTACCGCCTTGCTTTCAAGTTCAGAGACAGCTTGATATACCCCTAAACCGAGAGCGGTCGCCACCGGCGCGGTAATTAATCCTATGGCGATAGGCGGTATAAATGCTGTTTCCATGAGCAAGCTGACCTTTTCCCTGACAGTGGGGTTTTCGGGCAAGCCGAGACTCTTCCTTCTTTCCGCGACGGCGGGAGATAATCGCGGTTGAAGCAGGTTATAAGCTGTTGGGAGCGGAATATTATATTTATCAGATAAACCGATGGCCTCTATAATTCCCTGATGGTCTAATTCCCCGCTCTTCATTATACTCATGGATGGTTTTTGAAAAGGATATCCCTGTGCTTTGGCATAATTAAGCACATGTTGCGCTTCTGACGGAGATGGAATATTCGCTTGCGCTTCCGCTTGTGGCTGAATAAACGACGCGGCCTCTGGGAACATGGCGGCGGCCTCCGTCATATTCTCCTGCGGGGATAGAGGCGCAGAAGCGGCGGACGATTGGGCAACATTATCCGGCACGAAGCCGAAATTGGTATCGGCATTATCCGGCACGAAGCCGAAGTCCTGCGGCATTACCGCACCTCCTTATATCCGGCCTTTATGGCGGCCTTCAATTTATCGGCGGGAATTAATCCACTTTGCCCTTGTGGGTTCATCACGCGAACCTTCCCTTGCGGGATAGGCGGTTGTGAGGCCTTTTTCTCCTGCGGGGCTTGCGGGGCAGTTTGCGAAGTGGGGGCGGCAGCAGGCGTTTGCTTTAAATTCAACTCCCCAAGCCTTCTTGGATAATCCGGCGTGCCTGACGACCACGAGCCTAACATCTCTTGCACCCATGTTTCCTTATAAGGCGTGGACATAGCATCATAAAACACGGAAGGCGGTTCATCGGGATGTTTCTGCACCCACTGGCGTAAACCCTCCACCACTTTATTAAATACCGCATTCCCCGCAGCCCCATCCCCCATCAGACCATTTTTATGGTCGTTGCTCAGTGATTGAATTACGGCGGTTATCCCCGCTTTCGTTGCAGGGTCGGACTTGGCCGCGTTCTCGGCATCGCTATTTATTGTCCTGCCGGTCGTGGGATTGATTATCCCTCGCTCCACGTTATCCGCCACTTCCATCTTGAACGCGAAGATTTCTCCAGAGGTAGCTGTTGTTGGGAATTTCATAGCTTTAGTAGATAAGTCGCGCACAACCGCAGGGTCTTCCTCTGTGCTTATTTTCTTGCCCCGTTCAGTCATCTTGTCTATAAACGCCATTCGCGCTTTAGGCTTCATATCAGTAAATGCCTGCATCGTCCTTATCTGAGATAGCGACTTGCCTTTTAACACAGCGTCAGTCGCGCTGTTCTCATTTGCATCTTCTATGGCTTTAATTTTGGCATTGTAACCATTGACGCTTTCAGTCAACATCGTAATTCCCGTTTTAATAATATTCGGGTCATTAGTAAGTTCGCGGAGCGCCACTTCGCCGTCGTATCTGTTCAGCTCGGTTTTCCCATCGGTTTCTCCATATATCTCATTAAATGCCTGCTGGCTGAGCCTATCGGCCATGCCCATAGTTGACGCGGTATGTAGAAGTGCCTCTATGTCGGTTTTATTACCGAGCAGATACTTCTGGTTTTCATCATATATTTTAAGAGCCTGCGTATCGTTGCCATTGACTACGGCCTCTTTAATCGCGCCTTCAATGGCTGTATGCCCAAAGGCGGCAGTTCTATCCTGTATCCATTCCGGCGATTTGCCATTCCGCCCCCCGTAAGCTGCAATATGGTTGTATTGCAAGTTCACTATATTTTGTATTGCAGGGATATTATTGTAATTATCCGCTACCGAGCGTATGGCGTTGTTATTGGATGCGTTGGTCGTTTCCATGTCGTATTTGGCAAATTGTTCAATCGCATGTGTTTTTATCGTATGGTCTAAGACCGCCCAATGCCCCTGTGCAAGCTTATCAACCATAAATCTCTGATTATCGTTTGTCGCAGTTTGCCTTAACTTATCAACCCTCTTATCCCAGTTAGATTTATAGTCACCCGTATCAATGGCATCTTTCCCAAGCTTGCGCATAGCGTCATCCCTAAATATAGATGTCGCTTCCGTCAACTGGTTATCCGCGTCAAGTCCAAAAACCTGATTAGCGTGTTGCAACATTTGATTGCCCAACACTTCCACCGCCGCAAATGTTTGATTGGCAGGATTATTGTTTGATGGGGTAATATCAAGCTGTCCGCCGCGCATCGGCGCATCGGTTACTTGTCTTTCGGCCATTGGAACGGTAATCGCCATTTATTGCCCCCCACCATAATTGTAATATGACGCGGCTCTCATACCGCCCGTCAATAGGCTTTGCATGGCCTGCGAATTATCCGCCATCTGTGTAATCCTTCCTTGTGCCGAGGCTTGCAGTCCGCTTATCCGGTAGCCGAACGCCTCTCTGAGCGCGTTGTTTTTAATCGTCAAAGCATCCATTTCGCCTATGTCAGCCGCCTCGTTCTGAACGTCTGCGGCTGAGCCGGTATCCGTGCGAATACCCTGAGCGGCAAGAGATGCCTTTTGAGAACCTATCAACTTCTTTGTCTTCTGACGCATCTGAGCTTCGGCCACCTGTCCGCGCCTCATAGCGTCCTCTGCCGCCAGATTTGCAACATAGGCGTTTGACTTCCCCACCGCCTTTGCAGCCTTGCCGGCCATATAACTGCTATAAGCGCCAATTACGCCCTGAAACATACTCATTGCGGCCAGACCAGTTCCTGCTTCCATATTTGACGCTCCTTAAACTTGAATATACCCCGACGGCGTTATGGCAAGCACCGCTAACGGCAGCGGGTCAATTTGCCGGATAAGCACCTTACCTGTTGTATTCCACTCGCCTGATATGAGCAAGTCAACAATACCGGTAGACAGAGAAACAGGCTCGTCATAATTCTCCAAATTCCGTATTTTCAATTCTGTCAAACGCGTCTCATCCATGCCCGCGAAAATGCCCCTTGAAGACTCAACGAATATCGTCAATTTGTTTATATGTTTTTTCTTGTCCATCATCGATTGCCCTTGAGGGGTATCAATGTTCAAGGTTTCCATATCTGCGGTGATGGGAAGACCTACATGAACGACGGCATGAGGGTCATTAAGAGTCACTGCTCCGTTCGTAACCGTTTTGACGACATACGACGTGTTATTCGGACTTGCCGAAACGAAACCATCCGCAAGGATGCTCACGTTCTTGCCCTCAAGGTGCCACAGCCCGCCCAGTTCGTCAACCATCTTCGCCCATAACGTTATTGCCACATTCCGCATTCCCGTTGGCACAGTCTTATTCGGTTTGACAGTTACCGCCGTGCCACTCGTATAAGCGTTTATTATACACCGGATGACCGTCCCATCCGTTCCCGTAAGCTCAATCCCATTACCTACATCCGCCGAAGTAAAGAAAGACGCGCTGGCCGTGAGCGTCAAATTCTCGTCATAAGTCCAATTCGTGCCGCCCGATAGCGTCATGGTCGTAGCGGTAGAGTTGCGTCCATCGTAAGACAACGAGCAGTCCATGAATACAGAGTCGACAATATCTTTTACCTGCCGCGTCTTCAAATATTCTATGTAGCGCACTGTCTTGCCGTTAATCGTTCTTTTGATAACCAGATAAAGTACGTCCTCCGTGTTTTGCGGAACGACACAAATGTTTTCTACTGTTCCATCGAAGGTATGCCTGTGCCAGCCGAAAACCATGTGTTCGCGCACATAAGTCAATCCGAGTAAAACGCCATCGTTTCGCACACACCAGACAATAGAATGTGGTATCTGCTGATATGCCCAGTCGGCAAGCGTGTAATTATCAAACAGATGCGCGGAAAATATCGTTAATTCGTTTCCCTGATAACTTTGTGCCTGATATTCGGTTAAATCCCGGATGACAGACCCGCGAGCCTGAACGTAAAGCGCAGTATTCCCCACGACCAAAGGAGCAAGATTGCCAGAACCGTTACCCGATATGCGCGACGGGTTGATGTCCGCAGGGCGCAGTATGCCCGCCATATCGCCATTTACCAGCCATTCGCCGCTTGACGTGAATATTATCAGTTTGCCAAGGTCAAGAATATGTTTGATAGCGTTTACCTGTTTGCCTACCAGAGAAAAAGTTATCGCTTGGTCATCCTGCACGGGCGTTGAAATCATAAAATTCTTACGCAAAGCAGAACGACTCGTCCATACCCCTTCAGTATCGGTGTTCGTATTAGCGAAAAGTAGACGTTGCTGAAAATAGGCCACTGTTGAGGGATATTTATTAACCGCGTTGAAAAGTTGTCTGTCCACTGTTGGAGTATCCAACATGTCGGGCGTATAGGTGGCATCCGTAAAAGAATTAGTCCCAGCTACGCCTATCCATCCGTATTGCCCGTTTTTGAGTTGATAGACATTATACTGTTGCGCTCCACTTACGGCATCCCATGTCAGAGTTGATGTGCTTGACGTTGAACCAGCGGCGGCGGAGGGCAGAGACTCCTCAAATGTCTCTGAAGCCACAGCGGTCACCTTATAATATTTCACCGTACCCGGAGTCGAAGACACTAAATTGACCGGAGCGGCGAGAGCCGCGGCAAAAGTCATTGCGGTAAACGTCCACGCGGTATCGCCCGTCCGTGCCAATTCTTTCACGGGATAACTCGGATGCGTGAGAGTTATTATATCAGCGGATTGGATATAATTGAGCGTTGGGAGGTCTGCGGTAGCGTAGGAAGTAACGACAGTATAAACCTTAGCTGCCGTGCCGCCCGATGTGTATGCGCCAAAGGCGGTAGAATCGACTGCCGTGCCGTCCATATACTGAAGGCTGAAAGTGTTTGTCGCAACATTAGCCACCTTGAAGTTACGCCCGTTGAGTTGCGTCATACCGCCTACGCCCGATACTTGCACCTCGCCCCCGTTGCTGTAACCATGCGACGCAGCCGTTATAACGCACGGGTTGGCCTGTGTTGCTCCGGTAATCGTTTTAGCGGTTTCCGTCAATTGCGCGCCATTCTTATGAACGCGCATATACAGGTCGCCAAATTCCAACACATAGGTTTGCGAATTATTGAAAATGAACGGGATAAGCCGGACTGTTTGACTGGAGTCCTTGACCTCTGCGACAAACCTCGTGCCCGGACGGTTTGCAAGACCGCCATGACGCATCACGATAAAATTGAGACACGTCCGCAAACCCGTGGCGTATTTAACTTGGTCTATACGCGCCCACAGCGATGGCGATACTTCACCTCCGCTGAAAGAGAGTTGCCGGACGTTCGGCATTACTTTTTCCCATACAAAATATCAGCGTGATTTTTCATTTCAGCCGCAAGTTCCATATCCGTTATCTGTAATTCAATGCGTCTTTCAGGCGTAGTATCGTCATCCTTCAAGACCTCCGTTGCCGATACGCCTACCACCTTGACCTTCGCCATGAGAGAAAGAGAAATCCCCACTTCGGGCATGGTTGTGATGCCAAGGGTTTCAATCGCCTCGTCATCAAGCGTGAGCCGCAACCCGTAAGGATATTTCGGCTGTTCTACTTCCGCTATATTGTCATTTCCCTTATCCTGCTTATCCATCGTCATCATCATTGATTTCATTTTACTCCCTCCCCCTTATGAATTCGCTTTCTACGTCTTCCTCGGCCTGTTCTTCGTTGAAGGCATCCGCCCTTGCCACGCTTATTTGTAAGCCGTAGAGTTTAAACGCCCTGTCGCCAAGTTTAAACGGGTCGCCACCCGTCAACCTTGGGGCAACAAGATAGGCGATATAATACGAGAGAACAAGCACAAAGTCCGGCGGATATATCTGTGTGGTTACGTTCTTAGTCGTATATTCCATCTGAGCGTCTTCAGCATCGGTGAAAAGCAGCGAGCCGTTATCGTCCCCTGCTATTTTATAAGGTGCCCTCGACTGTCTCGTATCGTTCCGCAGTCCCGAAAGAACACGCCGCACGTATAAACAGTCCGTGGGATACCTGTAAGAATACGCCCATTCCGTATTTGGCTCGCTTGCCACCAGAGCCAAGGCGGCTATTCTGGTGGCAAAAGGCCAAGGGCAATCGCTTAACACGATGCCGAGCGCGACATCATAAAATCGCCGGATTGCGGCGGCTTCCTCGCTCTTTTCGGTATCTATATTGGCTATCTCTTTCCCAATGCCGAGATGCGATAATGCGAGATTGGCTACTTCCACTTTTGAAGACATCGTTTCCCCTTATACGTTTCTTGGCCTGCCCGGTCGCCTTGAGGACGACTGCGGAGAGGTTTGTAAGTCTGCTGGATGAAGTTCCGCCATCTCCGCCGCCGTTGGTTCACCCGGCGCGTTGGTCTTGGGAAGCGTATCCTTTACGTGTTTCATCCATATTGACGAAAAATGCGCCGGACTAACAAGGTCAAATACATCCCCCGCCTTGCGCCGGACAAGGGCGTAATAACCCACATACTTCTTGTCACCTGACGGCAACGCTTCTACTCTCATATAGTCTCCTTTTTTCCAAGTTTATGAACTGCGCCGAGCGGGGTTATCCCCGCCCGGCCTCGTTCATTCCGACCGCCTTACTGTATTGGGTAGTTCTTTGCATACGGGACGTAATTCTGTATGCAGTTCTGGGGCTGAAGGAACGCAGTGACAGTCCCACTCGGCGATGTGCCGCCAAGGGTGTAGTTCAATCTCAGATACCTCCCCGCACTTGTGTCCGCAGGCAACGGGATGACAAACTGTGCACCAACCACTGCCTCCGCATAGGTTATCGTCCTTGTGGCGATTACCGTGGTTGGGGTAGCAGTCGAGCCGGACTGCACTGTAAAAACGTAAGTCTCATCCGTGGTCGTTCCGTCAAAGGCAACGTCCACACCCACGACCACGGCGAGCGGCTCACCAATGCCAATGTTCCTGTCGGAACTAAGGTCAACCACGCTTTCGGATACCGCTGTGACCGTTAGTGCTTGTGCATCGCTGAAACGTAACAACTTGTCTGGAATCATTTCATCCTCCGTTTAAGAGTTTTTGTTTTTTTTACGACACCACAACTTCCGTCTCAAGCAGCTGGTCGCACATCCTGACAGGCACGCCCATGAACGAAAGGCCACTCTGTATGCGTTGACCGAGCTGCCCCAGTCCTTCTTGTATGGAGAGAACATTTATGCTTTTCTCCATTGCGGCAACGCGCAAGTTGGACATAATCGTCTTGTTCGCGTAGAACGCCATATTCCCCATCCCCGGGGCAGGTATGCGGTCGATTGCCCTGCTCATCAACTTGGGCAGAAACGTAGCCGCAGTGGTTGCCTGTGTGGTTGCCAGAGCGAGCAGGTCGGATATGTCTATGTTGGCGATGCGGACTGCATATCTCCAGTCCCTTAGTGCAAGGCCACACTTCCATTGCCACCTATCCATATAAGCGCGGAAGCGGTCATTGTTAGTGTCAAACGCGTCTCCAAGGCCGATGTCCTCGTGGACGAGTCCCGCCTTTGACCCTTTGGGGAAGATGCCATGCACGGTATTCTGCCCCCAGCAGACGAGCCACATGGACGAGTTATCCGAACCCGCACCACCCGCGCTGAGGATGTTCGAACCATTTGCCGCAGAGAGGCTGGCATAACGCGGCGATAAGCCCGTAAACTCCTCCTGCTGGGTCGCCGAATTACCGTAAAACAAGGTCTGCGCCATCTCTTGGTTCATCGACTCGATGAACGCCTGCGCCTCTGTGAGTCTCACGGCGGCAGTATTGCCGTTAAGTTCGGCAATAGCCGTATCCAACTCGCTTCTCGCCTCCAACATGCCGCAAGCTTCGTCAATCTGCGCCGTAGTGGATTTGCTTTTCGGAACGCCTGCATTCAGAAGCCTCCATGTTACCGTAGGCAACCCCGTCCTTACCGTTATCCTATCGCCGGTGGGCAGGTTGCCCTCGCGGAAAAGCATATCCGCCAAGACCTGATTCGTCTGTGCCAACATCTCCACGATGGTCGGCACCTTGCCATCGGGGTCAACCCTCTTTGCCCAATCGGCAAGAGTTAAAGCCGTTGCGTTTAACGTAGCCATTTCCTATTCCTCCTTAAAGGTTATGTATTCGGATAAAATATCTCTTCCATCGTCTTCACGCTCGTCGCGGAAGTGGATTTAGGCACGACCAGCTTGTCGTTTGCCATTAGCTTCCCCAGTCTGACAAAAGCCCGCACTACTTCGGGATGGTTCCCAAATCCCGTATCATCGAGCAGTTTTTTGAAAACAGGGGAGTCTATGCGGTCAACGACGCGCTTAGCAAGCTCAACGTTTTCCTTGAACCCATCGCCGCCGATTTCTTTATCGGCTTTTGCTTCTACGAGCCACGAAGCCCTTGCCTCCTCAACCTGCGACATTTGCGCATCGTGGTAACTGCTCACCGCCTCGTTCTGAACGTCGAGGTATTCCTGAGCTTCGGTGTTGGTTAATCCCAACTCCTTAGCCTTGGTCTTTAACCTGTCAACGTCAGCCGTCTGAAGTAAAGACTTCTCCGGCACTTTCAGGTCGTAACTCTCAGGCGCACCCTCTGGTTCTTTACTGCCCGGCTCCTCCGGTGTTTTCCCGCCCTCTGCTTTCACTTCCTCACCAGTCGTTGCAGGTGTCACCGGTTCGTCCGTTTGTATGCCCGCTTCGGGGTTCGCCTGCGCGGGGTTTGTCGCTAAGTCTGTCATTTACTTCCTCCTTTTTTGAGCTTCATTAACGTTTGCGCCAACTGCTTTCTTTTCTTCATCAGAGGCGAGTCAGACTCCTTCACCTCCATCTTGCCTGCCGGTATTTTTTCACCGGCCTTGACATGAAGAGCCTTATGAAGCGCGCCCTTCTTTCCCACTGCCTTGGTAATCCAGTTTTTCCCCATACCATTCTCCACAAATAAAAAGGGCGAACCAGACGCTTGCCGCGTCCAATCCGCCCTGAGTGCTTCAGTAGCGTGTAAGGCTATATTTAAGGCTTTATACTCTCCGTTCTCCTGATAATAACAACCTTCCCCGCTTCGAGTTTGATAAGCACGTCTCCATAGAACCGCTCTACTTCCAAACTCTTTAATAACGCAAGGAGCTTATCCATTTTTCGCCTCGCTCATCATCTTCAACAACACCGCCTCGTCTGCCGCCACTACCTCAGCCATGAGAAAATGACCAACATCCTGCCGTCCCGCGTTATGGTGTATCTTCGCGCTGGGTTCCCATATACTTTCAAATACCTTACAGTGCTCAAGCAACCGCCACATAAACCGCCGACCGGCAACGGATGACGTTATCTCACGAATGTCGTCAAGCTCCTGTTTGCGTCTGTCCTGAACCTTCCGGCCTGCCTCTTTGACCTGTTCCGCATCTGCGGCATTCTTGACGTATGAGTGATTTTCCTTTCTCATTATTGAGGCACCGTAGGCGGCAACATGGAGCCGCCAGCAGCAGCTTGATTTGCCAATGCCGATAAAGCGTTATTCCCGCTAAGGTCTGCCGCAGATAAATCCTTGGCCGTTTTTGCGGTTTGCGCTATCTGCGCCTGCTGCGCCTGCTGCGCCTGCGCCTGTTGTCTCTGCGCCCTCACCTGCATCACTTGGTCGTCTGAAACTATTATCCTTGGCGGAGTGCCTATGATGTCCGCATATTCATCAACCATCTGGTCGCCATCTATTTTATCGAGAACTTCCGGCTTGAATTGCGCTACCTGTCCGGCAAACTGCGCTAATTTTTCAATGCCCACCAGCCCAGCCAACTTCTGTGCTTGGTGCATTATAGAAATATACTCCACTTTTAAAACATGTCCGTTTAATTCGGGCGGCGGCGGCGGGATAAATCCCTGCTTCGCCATAATATTAAAAGAAATGTCAATTAATGGGTCGAGTAGGTCTTGGTTCAGCTGCTCTAATACCGGCCCCAACGCCAGTAATTTCTCCTCATGCCTCTCATCAATCTCACGCGCCGTTATCATGCGCCGGTCGCTGTTGGTGAGCGTCAAAAACAAGTCCTCGTAGTACGTCCTGCGGATACGTTGCTGAATCTCTTGAATATCCGCCGTCAATGCCTCTATTCTGAAGTTCACTTCATGCGCTGGGCGGAAACCCTTCTGCCCTTCACGTTCATCTACATACGTAATATCCCCCGGCAGTATAGAAGCCTTCTGAGTCCTCAGCGTCGAGGGGCCTATCATCGGCGGATTAACCATCTTTTCAATGGCCTGCGCCTTGCGTTTCTGCATGATTTGCAAGGCTTTAATGTCGCCTATGGCAATATTACCCGGACACTCCGTTCCGTAAACATCCTCGCCCGTGACCTCCCAGCGCGGAGCTAACACGGGAAAATAATCAAACCCACTATCCCGCAAATAGGTCTCCGCACCCATAGCGGTTGCCGACCCCTGCCCCTTTTCGTAATAAACGCTCTCGTATTTTTTGCTCGTCAAGGACTTCTGGTTATAATCAAGGTTCGGCTGTATGACATGGCAAACAGTTATCCAGATGTCCATCTGTTTGTTATCATAGTGGTTTTTTACTGTTACCGAGAATTTAGACCAGTCTATCTTTCCGTCCGGCCCCATTCCGAACTTCTGAACTAATTGGCGGACTGTATAACGAAATTCTCTAAAGAAAACGTCTACCTTCTGTCTGTCATCCGTGGCAATGCAATACGAGCCGATGGGAAAGGGATAACAGCGGATAACATTTTCAAAATCTTCCTCTATTGCCATCGCCGCCGTCCCAAACGTCCCCATATCTCCGTAAACTATCGGCAAAGCGTTATAAAGGTTCGACCGCAGAAAAACCGTTGTCATCCTCGTCGTTACAATATCCAGCCAAATCTTAGCGGCACTTGACTCCGCCAATGCGGGGTCGGGCGTAGATAGTCTGAACCACGGCCGGGCAGGCGACGTAATGCCGCCCATCATTCCCGACCGGAGGGTTCTTGCCGCCAGTGTTGCCGTGGCATCTATTATTTTTTGGTTCCGCCGTTCCCCTCGGTTGCTATCGGTAACTGTGAACTGCGGACGGCGTGGCAGAATATAGTCGGCATTATCCCGCCACTGCGGGAGAAATGTAGACCGCTCATTCTCCAGCATCCCCCTGAGTACCTCTATTTTCTGACGACGGTTTTCATACATAATCACGTCCCTAATAGAGTTTTTTGGCTACCTGTCTGCCCTGTCCCCGTCACGCCGAGCGGCGACGTTAAAATGGTATCCCGCGTCCCCGGCTCTCCTATCGCGCCGCGTCTTGCTTGTAAACGCATAGCAGCCTGTTCCGTGTTACGTTTCTGCGTGGCTGCCAGTATATTCGCCTGCGTCTTCTGCTCCTCCGCCGCCGCCGTAATAGCCTGTCGCTGCCTATTCGCGGAATATGCTTGGTAGCCACCGCCGGCAAGAGCGACAGTTCCTAACACTATTGCTGATACAGGGTCGAACATAGTGGCCTCCTTAGCATTGTCCTGACTGGTTTATATCCTTTATTCAACCACGAGCTTTTTTGCTCGTCAAAACAAAAAAACTCCAGCACGGATGCCTGCCGCGCATGTGCAAATCTTATAGCTTCGCGGTAGAGCCGTGCCGCAATAGACGTTTGCCGGTAGTCGGGCAATACGTAAAAATGCTGACCTACGGCATGTAACTGACCTGTCGATGGCTCAGGGTATAAAAACCCGTCAATGAACCCGACCAAGTGGCCGTCAACTTGCGCCGTACATAGATGGTAAATATCGGTTTTTAGCAACGCCACCGCCATATCTTCCCACCAGTCGCGCCGAGGTGTATAGTCAGGAGCAAGTTCTTTCACCATCCGCACCCAGAGTGCGGCTATCTCAGGGACATCATCTGGTTTAGCATAGCTGATTATCATACTCTCTCCACGAACGGGTCATACTCGTGCAGACATTTGCCCCGCTCACCTGCCCGCTCAATTATCCTTTCCACCGCGTCCCACTGTATATGCCCACCCATCGCAAACGTCCGCAACGCATCGGCGGCATGGCTATGCACGTCATGCACAGGGTCTCTACTCTGACTATCGCCTTTATCCTCAAAACGGTAATGCCGGAGAGCCTGTAACCCATCCGCGCATTTCTCAGCGTCAAACCACAACGCAGGGAATACCATGCGGAGCGCATTAATCCCGTCTCCGATACTGGAGCGTGGGACTATATCTACGCGCCGACCGCCCGCCGTCAATAACTCCTCGGCGGAGCGTCCGCTCAGACCCGCATGGGACGACCCGTCATGCGGCAGGTAATCAGTCCCATAGACATAGCCCCTGTTCTGTAACTCTTTCAGGTAGTAGTCGCTGTCGCGTAACCTGTCCTGAAAAAAATCAATGACGTGATATTCAAACCCGAATTTTTGGACAAACCAGATTGACGTATTATCGCTATACCCCAAATCCCAAAACGTGCATACCGGCACGCCCTTGACATACGGAACGGACGTTATGCGCCCGGCCTCACGGGCAGCGGCCAACTCACGCGCATATACTGCACCCTCTACGGCCTGCCGGCACTGCCCACCCCAGATATTGAGATAGTCCGCCTCGCTCCTGCGTTGGCAGTCCTCCATCTCGCGCCGGAGCACGTCGGGGAACCACGGATTGTCCTGCCATGAGGATTTAATGACTACCGCACCGGTCGGAGGATTGATAACGAACCGCTGATATGTCTCGTCCTCCTCAAGCTCAGGATTGAGGCTCATCCATATTTCGGAGTCCGGCTTACGAATGGTGGGGATGAGATAATCCCAGCTGGACTTACTGACTGACGTTGCCTCCTCCACCCAGACGCGGTCAACGCCCTCATAGGATTTTATCTGCGCGGCATTGTGGCGTAATCCCTCAAAGAAAAACTCCGTCCCGTTTTTTCCTTTGATTGTCGCGGCTTGAATGTTGTAATAGGATTGGAGGTTATATTGGGTTATTAGGTCGGAGAGAAGGCGGTGGACAGAGTCCTTGATGGACTTCATAAGCTCACGGGCGCATAATATACGCAGAGGTTCTTTAGCCCCCTGAACCAATAATGCACGGGCGATTGAATGGCTTTTAATCCCACCCCGCCCGCCGTGCAAAACCTTATACCGCGCCGGGGAAAGAAGCGGTAACATCTTGCGGGGGAATTCTATTTGAGCGACGCCTTCGGCCAATTATAAACTCCTCAGCCTATAATCTTTATCTCTATGCTCCTGACATCAATCGCGCCGCTAACGTCCACTTTCTCATTCGGATAATAACTGCCGAGCTTGAACGCCGTATCTAAATATTTATGTCGCGTAGCGTAGTCAGGCACGTCAATAAAATCCTTAGTCATGCCATTCGCGTCCGACATGCCTTCACCGTTCGGCGCGATGACATTCGCGGAAATGACCTTCGTAGACTCCAACCCCTCATCAAGTTTGCTCAAAAGTTTTTCAGACGTAAGCCCTTGTTTCTCCATTAATTCCTGAATGGTGGCCTGTATCTTGCTTTCTCTTGCCTTCGCCCCGGCCTTACTCGTCGCCGTGTAATGAGTATACCCAGCCTGTCTCATAGCAGTCGTAGGCGGAAGCCCTGCCGCCAGACCCTTGACAAACTTGCGCTCGCGGATATTGAGCGTTTCCTTTTTTTTCTTTTTTTCTTTCACACTTCCTCTATACCACAGCCGGTTGCGGTTGTCAATAATAATTACACAATGGCATCAGTCTTGCTAAGATGCAAGAGTTATGCCATTTTATTTTTAAATAACTGAAAACAACACTTGACATCTATATCGGTATGTGATAATATCATAATCATAGAGAGATTATCCGCAATAGGGCGGCAAAAGAACGGAGGCAGAGATAGGCGCGTAATCACCGCAATCACGCGGCCAAAAACCGGGAGGTAGAGAAATGGTCTATATTTTCAAAATCTTAAATGACGCCTCTGATGTAGGCTTCGATTGGGGGACTGACCGGACGCACGAATTATCAATCGGAAAAAATCTCGCAGAGGCCGAGAAAATGGAGGAGGAACAAAGTGAATGGGACTCTACAGACGACCGTGTGGTCGTAGAGGCAGAAACTCCGGAAGAAGCATTCGTTGAGGCCCCTTCCGCGGGAAGCGCCGACTGCTGGAAAGACGACGTCTGGCTGGGGGTCGCGGACTATCTATCGAATAAGACGTGGGCGGAACTCCTGAACGTGAAATTCGAATACACCCTGCCGTCGGTGGAAGAATGGCAGGAAATCGCCAATATCCAAGGCGAAGATGCAGTTAAAAAAGCAAAGTTATATTTATAGTGCGCGGCAAAAAAACCGGAGAAGGGGGTAGAAAATGAATAAAGTATCGGAAGACACAAAGTACGCCATTTTGTGCGCAAAAGAAGTGTATAACGAGCCCAGTTGGGGTGCTTGGGCTGAGAACTGGTTGAGTGAAAACAACCGGACAGAGGCGGCGGCACGGGCAGCAGAGGCCGCAGCAGAGGCGGTGGCCTCTGCTGTGGCGGAGGCGGAGGGAGAGGAGGAGGAAGTGGAGGTGGAGAAGGAGTGGGCTACTGCGGAGGCAGAGGCTGTGGGGTGGGCAAAAGAGGAGGCGGAGGCGGTGGGGTGGGCGGCAGAGTCCGCAGCGTGGGCGGCGGAAGCCGCGGCGTGGGAGGCGATGGGGGAGTCGACGAAGGCCGCACGGGCGGCTGGGGAGGCGGTGAGGACTGCGAAGGCGGCGGCGAGGACGTCGCAGGCGGTGAGGGAAGCGATGGCGGAAAGAGGTAGAAAATGAAAAAAATAGCTCTCACAACCGACCACCCCTCCTCGTCCTACGGGCTACCGGTGCTCGTCATAGATGGGCAGGCATACGGCCCGGGCGACATGACACCGCTCGGGCCTGCGGCGGAAGTCGCGGCACATCCCAGTGCTGATAATGACAAAAATCTTCTTGACCGGTTTCTCGCTCAGCTTCCGCCGCCGAGTATCTGGACAGTAACATGTTACCGGTGCGGGCACGTTTGGAGTCCTGACAGGGTAGTGCCGCCTAAGTCGTGTCCCGCCTGCCGGTCGCCATACTGGGACAGGCCGCGCAAGACACAAAAACGGTAAGCGTCTATCTGGGGCGGAGATATTACTTCGCCCCCAGATACTCCTCAATCACCTTTACTGCCTCTTGCCAGCCGTAGCAGACCTCAACGCGATTGCCGAAAGCACGCAAGCGTTCATGCCATGCGCATTGTGCTGGTGTGGGTTTATTCTTGCCGACTTTCATCTCGATATAAAGGCCGTGATATGGGTCACGTGGAACAGGCAAACCGATATCTGGAAAACCTGCGCGCAACCCTTCGGCCTTCATCCACGCGCCCTGAAACGGCGACCGGCGTGCCGCGTTCGGGATGGCGTAAAGCGCACTCAATTCAGGATATGTTTTTAAGTTAAGCGCAGCCCACTTTACAAGCGCAACCTGATTTTCGTGCTCCGTCCCTTCCGGCTTCCATTTCTTGACGGCTGTCATATCTATCTCCTTAGTCGTTCCTGTTGTTCTAAATAAAGAGAGGCCTTTCCTTTCTGTTCTGCCGCTTTAACAGCGAGTGCTCTCGCTTTCATATTCATATCCGCTAACTCCTGTTCAAGGGCATTTATCATCCGGCTCAAACAGGCGGCTGTGTTTATGAAAATGTTCATAATTTCTCCTATCTATCCTCTTGGCATCTCACTTCGACATAAGCAAATCCTGCCAGCGCCAACTTCGCAGTCATCCATGCACGAATACGTGGACTATTAGGCGAAGCTTCGGACAGTATCACGCGCGAGATGCAGGAAAAATCGCCCCAGTTTATGGATTCACCTTTAAATGCGTCTTTTGTGTGGTAGGCTTCTTCACACATTTTTATTGCGCATTCGCGCAAAGACACCAATTTTTTCATAACATCAAGATGCTCAGTCATATTTCCTCCTATGGTCTTACGCTTGCTTCCAGTGGGTGTCTCGTCGTTCATGGCTCGCTTGTGTTTTGTGGTTGTCTTTCGCTTAGTGGCTCGCTTGGCAACAGTGGGTGTTTTATGATTTATGGCTCGCTTCACGCTCGTGGTTGTCTTGGCTATCATGGCTCGCTTGCCTTCAATGGTTGTCTCATGCCTAATGGCTCGCTACAATGCAATGGGTAACTTTAATCTCGTGGCTCGCTTGCCTTCAGTGGGCATCTCGTAAAACGTGGCTCGCTTGTTGTCTTTGGGTGTCTGCATAATCTTGGCTTATCTCAAATAAACCCACCCCCTCTCCTCCGGTCTTATTACCCGATGATTTTCACCGAGCATCGCCTCTACATAAAGTGCGTCTGTCGGCAGTCCCCTTAGCATCCTTCCGACAAACCAGTAATCCGCGAGGAAGTGCTTCATTATCGCCCTTATCCCCGCCCCGTGTCTATGGCAGGGCTTAGCGTCCTTCCACGCCACCTCAACTAACTTACCTTGAGTGTTGCGGCTCATCACCAGTTTATCACTGCATGACAGACGATGCTTAACCGCGTCATAAACGGCACGATAGGGGCCGCGCCCTTTTATCTGACTGTCGGCCATAGTGTAGAGGGCAGTTCTCAAGGTCTTGTTGCCGCCGCCCGCCGTTCCCTTTTCGTAACGCGAATGTGAGGGCTTGTCAAGTCCGGCATACGCCCACAGGCTGGAGGCATGACGGGCTTTTTCAAGGTCTATGTATATCAGACAATTTGCAACCGTCATGGGGCCGATGGACTTTACCCCGATGGCAGCTTTTACAAGCGGGTCTGTTTTTACCATCTCCTTTACCGTCTTGCTCACCGCCGTGTCTATCGTTACGAGCTTGCCCGCAATAGCGTCAAGGTGAGAATTGAGAAACTCCTTTGTGTCCGCATCGAGGAAGTCCGTCCCCCGCTCCATCGCTAACAGCTGATTGTTTATTTTATTGCGAAGTTGCATGACGTGCCGCCGGCTGTCCATCTGCCCCTTGAGTATTTCAAAAAGTTCCTCACGTTCCCGCAACGTCCCCTGCTTCTTCATACGAGGGCGCGGCAGGACTGCCTGAACGTTCGGAAACGATAACCGCCCGCCCCGCGACTTAGGAATTTTCCGGTTCGCGTCATACAGCGGAACGGGGAGAGGCAATACCCCGCCCGATATGGCGCACAAGCCGTTCTGTGTCTTCTTGGTGGCAATCTTGATAGCTGTTTTCATCGGTTTTTCTCCTTATTTTCAGTTAGTAAAAACCAAACTCTTTATAAATCGCCTACTTAGCGTTATTACCCTTAGCCTACCCTTGGCAGACCCCTTTTTGTTGGATTTAGACCGCTAAACCCCTCCATGAGTGGCCTTCTTTTTGATAATATTGGTGCCCAAGTTGTCTATTTTACCCATCCCGCGCCGTTTAGGGTTCGTGCCAAACCTGTAATCCCACAGAGAGCATTTATGGGGCGCCGGGGCCAAGACCTCACCCATGCACTCCTTGACCTGTGGTGAGCTACCTACACAATCGAGACAATGAACACGTATCTTTTTTAAAGAAGATAAATCGCGGTCATTTAGTTTACAAAATATACTCCCGCAATCAAATTGCTGTCCGTTCTTGCAATAGCGGCATTGAATCTTGATTGACTTCTTCGGTGTCATAACTTCCTCCTTTTTTCGCTCAACCGTCAAGTTTTCCTTTACGGTTGCCCCGCCAAACCCAGCCGCCAGTCCTTCTGCCCCATGTTTATAACTGCACCCATCTCGCAGATGCGTGAGGCGATGCGGGCATCAAACTGTTCCGCTAACTGACCTTGCGTTAGATTACTCGTAATTATCGTCTGCCGGCAATCACGATAACGGCGGTCTATCAACAGGTATAAAACCGTGCGTGACCAGTCGCTTACTTTTTCTGCGCCTAAATCGTCTAACGTTAGAAGTGGACACCGTGAGTATTTTTCAAGGATAGCCCTTTCCTGTTCTGTTTCTCCCTGCCATGAGTTTTTTATTTCAAGGAGCAATTCAACCACTGGTAAAAATCGTGGTGTGCCCTTCGCCGGATAAATGCCGCTCTCTGCCACATCAAGGTTGTCCGCCAGCCAATTTCCCATGAGCGCGGAGGCAAGATGCGTTTTACCAGAGCCGTGCCCGCCGGTTAAAAATAAGCTCTCGCCTTTTCGTAAAATCTCCAATGCCCGCTCTGACTGTTTGTTTTGCAACAGGCCTTTTCCACGATAGCGGAGCGGTATGCGCATATCGGCAGTCGCCCTGATAGACCGCCCCGCCCTAACCGCTTCCTTCGTCTTCGTCAAATCGCTCTGTGACGGCATCGTAAGCTGCGCCGTCAGCCCAGACTCCACCTGCGGGCGTTCTGGCATTTTGATTATTGCGCTGATTTTTTCCATAGCACTCATTGCAAACATACCCCCTGACTGTTTTTGTTAAAGTTGCCCAACCCGGCTTATCACGCGTAGACGGCAGCGCGCCACAGGTGATGCATTGGTTAGGGTTGGGCTTATTGTCGCTGACGCATAGCTCGTCTTTCCACCTTTCGCCTCGTATCCACGTAGCGGCCAATGGGATATATTGTCCTTTTCCTTTCTGCCAATCTTCCCTTTGTTTGTGTTTTTCTATTGCCGCAAGGATTAGAGCTAAAAGGGTATCATCTGCTTTTAACGCTATCCACGCTTTCAAAGCGTCCTTCCTTGCGTCTTTTTTAGGATAGGCTTCCCAGAATTTTTCAAACCCGTAATCTCCCCCCTTGGGGGGTAGGGGGGTGTCTTTCTTTTCTTTTAAAGACAAAGATAAAGAAGAAGACAAAGACAAAGAAGAAGAGTTCGTGTTTGGTTCGCATTTGGTTTGAACCATTTTTGAACCAACCTTCGTGGTTAAATTCCTTTTAATTCTACGGACTTGACCTGATTTGATACCTGCGAGCTTACTTTTTTCGACCCATTCTTTTTGTTTTTGCCGCTCTTTTAACATGCGCAAATTAACCAAACGCGAACCAACCTTCGGGTGTGGAACGAAGCATTTTTGAACCAACCTTCGTAGTATCTTTTTATCCGTTAGCCGCGACAACTTCAAGAGGATTTCATCATCATCAGGCAAGCTGCATTCTGGGTCACTCCACATGTGGCAGAGCAGGTGAATATATGCCCCTTCCTCTTCTGGGGTCATAAGGGTAATTTGTGTGCTTGATAGCCAATCAGCGGGGTAAAATTGGAAAGCCGGAGTATGAGCCATTTACATCTCCTTTAAAATGCACAAAGCCGTTCACAACGGGGGCGATATCCCCTTCCATGCGCAGATTGCCCACGCATGTTTGTGAACGGCTTTATAAATTCTAATGGATTGTATGAAACCATATCGCGGTTCATTCTTTTATCTTACCACCTTTTAAAAAAAAGTCAAGTGAAAAATCTGGTTATTTTTTTAACTTATGAGTAACTGCCCATGCTAAATCGGATAGTTTTTTTCTGGCCTGCCTTGTGTAGATGTAAAAACTATCAGGCGGCATCCGATTGGCAGGGTCTGTTTCTATTCTAAGGCGTAACTCGTCGAGTTCTGCCAAAGTCAATTTGCACATTCTGAGATTTTTCATCACACCCCTCTTTGCATCATGCACGCTTTATTTCGGAGTATAGGCGGTTCAACTCCTCAACTACGAGAGCACCGTCTCTTGTCCATGTTCTGTCCTCAGGTTCGCCCAAATAGCAGGCGAACCCGTTTGGCCCAACCAGATAACAGGAGTCGTTGGTGACGTAGTATGCCTTTTTAACCTTATCCGTCATATTCCCCCTTGTCCCCTATTCCTCATGCAAAAAAACATTTGACACAACACGCATATTTATCGGCGAAACACCCCGGACATCCCTCAAAATCATGGTTCGGTTTATGCGTGATAGCTCCGCAGAATACGCAAAAACGCCTCATTGGAGCGATTATTCAAATAATATCGTTTGGTCGTCATCGTCATCACCCTTACCCTTCAGCCACCAATTGAACATTTCCTCCCAATTCGCCCATCTGTCAACCGAGGGATTTCCTTCAAGTTTGCGCTTGGCATAAAGCCGCATAAAAGCTCGCTTCCAGCCATCTGCAATTTTAGGAAATTGTTCCATTTCTCTTACCTTTGCAGCATAAGAGGCTTGCGGACAAAGGACACAACCGAGGCGCTTAAATCCTCTATCATATAAATTACAATAG